GCAATAGACGGTATATCTACGAAGTCAGACACATCGTTTGATGTTTCTATATTCCCGTTGCCATTAACTATTGCGTAGTCATGCCTAAAATCGTACTCGCCATACGTTGCCGCTCTCACAGCGTCAAGTTTCGTAGCAAAGTTCTCTTCTAAGAAGTCCTCGCTATTTTCATACACTCTGTCCTCGTCGTACTGCATATTTTCACAATACTCATTGTGCACTTGCATTAATTCGCTATTGTTTAATCCTTCAAGGTATTCAATAATAGCTTCGTGTGTTTTTTTGATGTAGGTTTTCATGCTTATTTTTATTTGTAGATAGTTCCGTTTTCGTTAAATTCATATCCGTTACACGCTATGTTTTCAACTACACATTCCTCAGAGAATTGGTAACAATATTCCTTCTCTAACGAACGGTATAGCTCACCGCACAGTTCGTCGTACTTTGATATTACATAGTCCTCGATTTCGCTTAGATATGTGTCGTAGAACTTTTCAATGTTTGGGTATCTATATATTTGTTGCGTGTCTTGCTCTATATAGTGAGCGCAGCACCCTGAGTGATAGTAATGCCCTCGATGTTTGCCGCTCCCAACAAAACCAAGCCCTTTTAGCACGTCTTTTTTCCACTTAGGCAACCACAATGACTCTATAGCTTCATTCACTAACTTATCGGTGATTCTCGAGTACTCAAATATAGCTCCGTCACCTTGCGACCAAAAGCCACTAAAGTAAACTTTGTCTACTTCAAAATATCCGTCCGCGTCGAACTCTTCTGTAATACATTCGTACCACCATGAATTGTCGGTGTTAGATTCACCTATTATTTGACGTGCTTTTTCTTTTGCTTCGTCGCTTAACTCTTCGTATGTGAAGATTTTAAACTCTTTATTTTCTGTTCTCATGGCTGTGGTTTTATGTTTAACTTACTCGCATTACTTGGTTTAATGGTACATTGAATCCGTTCGGGTCTATTGTAGGCACCAACTCTTCTTCTTCGTCTTCGTCTTGAATGTATTCTATTTCATACCATTCAGTTACTCTATTCTCTATTCTTAGTCGGGCACCATCTCCGCTCTCATTTATTTCAACCTCATATCCACATGTATTCGACCATGAATACACTCCGTGTGCAGTGAACGGTTTGTCTTCAGGATAACCGAACTCAGGAGCGCTATCGTTTACTTTTTTAAATTCATACACGCAATAACAACCCATACCAAATGGATTATCAAAGTATGGATACATTACTTCGCTATAAGGTTTTTGCCACACCTCAACATAGCCGCTCACACTTCCTGTGTCTTTGTCTCTCATGCGTAGGTGTTTATGGTCGTCGCTTAGTTGAATCTCAAAGCTATTGTGTTCACCCCATGGAATAAACTCTTCGCTCTCATCCGTAAAGTAGTATGAGTCACACCCGTAATTATACCATATACCAACTCCGTTCTTCTCACACACAAAAGAAAGGTGTGGATAATTATCTATTTTTGTTTCTACTTCTTGCCAGTCAAGCCCTATCGCGGCATTAATTGCGTTCACTTCAGTAGCCCCGCTACCTTGTAGAATATAGTCAAAGAATTTTTTCATAGGTTTTCTTTTAGTGTAAAAAATGCGTGAGCTAATCTAGTCCAATAGTGATTCAGAAAATTGTTTTCTGTATGTTCTGTCATGCGCTCATTCTTATACGTCGTTATTGCTTTTCGCTCATACGCCAACTCCAATATTCTGTAGTTGTAAAACGGCACGCTTAATGCGGACGGCAAGCCTTGCAACCATTCTTCAAAGGCTTTGCGCTCTCCTATTCTTTCAATCATGTATCCGTACTCGCTCTTAAATATTTCATACACTTCGTTTATTTTTTCTAAGTCGGTGTTGGCGCTCACGTCGTAGCCGTCCAAGTCTATGCTCTCTAAGATTATTTGCTCAGAGAATGTAAGGTATTTTGTTTTCATGACTGGTTTGTTTTAGTATCTATTTATAGTTGGGTGATTTTCAGCTAAAAATTTTGTTCGCAGTTCTCTAAACCACGCCCACGCATCGGTGAAATTGCCATGTCGCATCAATTCGTCATCCTCTTCGCTTATCTCCACATCAAACCCTAGCGGTTTTTGCGTGCTACGTATTTTCAACACCTTGTTTTCTTTATCGTATTCGTACACGTTGTACCATCGCGGCGATTCTGTAGGCGTACCGATTAGTTTAAACATTATACAATGGTCATTCAAACCCTCTAGTATTTTCGCTTCGTACTTTTTAATAACATTTAGATTCATAGTTATGGTTTTTTAGTTTATACTCCGTGTTGAAATTCTCCGTTCACAAATGCTGGCGCGTATTCTCCGTGCTCCTGCAGCATATCGTCGAGCTCAAAAAAGTCGCTATCTGCGGCTAGCTCTAATTCAGGGCACGCGCATATAACAAAACTCTCATCGCCTTTTATTGGGTGCTCTAAAAATACAATGTTTTGCCCTAGTTTATTTGTCATTCGCCCGTACTCCGTCGGGTTATGACTCATTAGTTTTTTGTAGTTATATTTTGCCATTGGTTTTTAATTTTAAACGTTTAACATTAGCCTTTGCGCTTGCATAGCTTATACCGTTTTCGCGCGCGTATTTTTGCGCCTCGTTTACGGCTATATATTGACTCTCAGCGTCGCATTTGTGAGTAAAGCAATGATTGCCGCTCACGTTGAATAATTTTACTTCGTACGTCATGAATGATAGTAATTAATTGGTTTATACGTGAGGACTTGCGCCCTCACGTTTCGTCTATTAAAGACTCATCAGTAAACCTATTTGCTTAATACAATATACTCATTCTCAACTATTCTCATTCTGTCCTCGTTCACTGCATCAATTGCTATTCTAACATTGCGCCCAAACTTTTTCAATCCTTCGTTATTCCAAGTTAGTTTTAGTCCTTGCGTCAAACCTAAGTACTCGGTACTTAGCAAGCCGCTCAAGTCTATTTTTTGCCCGTCTTTTTCAATTATTAAATAGATAGGATAAGCGAAATTGAATAGTTTGATATTTGCGGCTTTGTACTTCGCTATAATAGCGTAGAAGTGCCCCAATGCTTGTTTTGCTAAATTTTCGGGGGCGCTTGTTTCAAACACTATTTGCGCGCTTAATTCGCCCCCGTCTTTTTTTAGTCCCATTTGTTTAAAAGTGACTCTCATTTTTTCGCTCGCCTCTTCCGTTTGTGTGGGCTTGATTGTCAACACTTGCTTAACTTTTGGCGCTACTTTTGGCGCTTTGTTAACAATGTTTTTTGCTGAGTTGATTTTTGTCTTCATGGCTGTAAAATTTAAAGTTTAAAAATTGATTGATTAATAGTGACGCGCCCCGAATCGAACGAGGATAAGCCCAACTGCTCGCGCCCACTTAGTTTATTTTAACGTCGCTCCCGTCTCACATTTGAGAGACTGCTAAGAAGTAGCACGGACGGCTTAACTGTTTATTATACGAGAAAAGACAATTTCAAAAATACTTTGTGTTTTGTCTTATTGCCTCCCGTACTAAGATATATTGCGCGTCTTTTAGTTCGCGCCTTTTTCTTTTACGTTTTTTCTTTGCGCCTCAGGTACTCTGAGTTTTATTATACGCAAATACAAGGACATCAAAAAAGGCTTTGTCCCTTGCTCCACTTACGGGTGAAGACTTGCAAAATTTCAAAGATGCAAAGTTCAAAAGTACCTATTGGGCGAACGACTAACCGATTCACGCGGCGCTCAATGTGCCTAGCCTTACGGGGCTATTTATTCGCGTGCTCTCCATAAATTCCTGAGAGTACTATTAAACCTTAGTTCACTTTACCACATAGCAAGCCCATTAACATTTTGGACGTGCTTTGTAGTTTTGTGCTTTTCAGTTGTTGAATGAACGTGAAACAAAGATGAACATATGTAAACAATAAACAACAAAATATTTTTTTAAGTGAAATTTAAAAATATCATGAAACGTAGTAATGGCGCGGACTACAGAAGGAAAAAAATTTTTAAAAATATTTTTTGCAGTAAAAATGTAAATTTCAAAAATGCGGGTTTCAGAAGGTGTGAAAAATTGAACAAAATTTCTGAAGTGCTTGAATACCTAGGGACACAGAAGGAAACGAAGGGTATAAAAAAAATAAGAAACTCACTAAAAAAATGATAGTAAAAACGGCTAAAAGCCAATAGAATCAATAAGCAACAACAAGAAAAATGCGGAAACGGTGTAAAAAATAGGGTGAAATAATAGCTATATAATAGGGCAAAATTTGCCGCCTCACAACATCAATTGAGCGCGTATATATAGAAGAGCAACAAGCCAAGCAAGCAAGGCAATAAACAAACGCCCAATATTTGCCGCCTCACCTCATCAAGTGCTCACGTATATAAGCAAGAAGATAAAAGCAATACAAAGCCCAATATTAAGCCCTCAAAGTTTGCCGCCTCACATCATCAATTGAATATGTATAGTAAGAGAGAAAAGAACAAGCCCAACACAATAAAAAATTGCCGCCTCACATTAAAAGATAAAGCACTTAGTAAGCATTAAGAAGGTAAGCACAACAAAAAAGCAAACCATTGACAAAGTATAATCGTCAACGCCTGACAAAATGGCACAATATGGCACAAAATACCTAAAATTCATTTGTCTTATAATTAGTATTATGTTAAATAGAACTTGAAACGCTTGATTGTCAAGGCTTTGCGAATGAATAAAAGCATAATGAAGGCAAAAAATACAAAACGTTTCCAATTTATAAGTGCCTCGACAAAATAAAGGGAGCAAAGATAAAAGGCAATGAAGAGGAGCCAGGAGCACAGGCAAAACGCGCCCAAAACGCTCGGAAACGCCCGTAAACACTGGGAAAATTAAAACAATCCTTATTTTTTCAGGAAACGAACACGGGGGGTATTTCGTTTCCAATGTGGTTTCGTCTGGCAATACATGTATAACCCACCCCGCGAAAATTAAATTTCCCTTACTCCCACAAGCCTTCCAGCCATACCATCCAAACGCCGCCTCCAGAACCACCTGAAAAGTCTGCCACCGAACGATCATCTTAAATCGGCCAGAATAAAATCCCAAATCTCACCAACAAACCATGCCGGGGGTATTAAAAAAGGGGTAGGGTCCTTTGAAAAGGGTAAAAAGTACCTGATTTTGGTCAAAACGAGAAAATTTTTGATAACGTAGTTGGATATATAGAATAACTTTTTATCTTTGTGATAACGCAAAGTCAACGGCCAACACAACGCGATGAAAAAATGCACTTGTATAGTATGTGGAACCAAAATGGTAACTGTAAAATGGAGGAAGTACTGCTCTCAGGCATGCAACCAAAAGTCGTACAGAATGAGAAAGGCTGGCTTGGAACCACAGTTCGACAATGCCGTGATTGATAAGTGGGCTGAATGTGCTACATGCGGTGGTGACATAAGTAGTTTTGCCGGAAGAAAGTATTGTTCTAATTATTGTAAATTAAAAAAATGGAGACAGAAGCACTTGACAACAGATTCCACAGACTCCTAGAGCATTCTAGAAACAGTGGTGCAATTTCAGTAGAATCATACCTGGAACTTGCAAGGGTATATGAAAAGTTTGGACCTGTTCAGGCTATGGAGGACTTGATGGAGTTACTGCGTAGCAACGGGGAGATAACCCGGCAATCGTCAAGTGATGATGAGGAAGCTTTGATGTTCTCTGTTACGGGGTTTATCATATCGGTAATAATCATAGCTTTGTTCTACCTATGCAAGTAGCGATTGTTGGATATGGTTTTGGGTGCTTCCTTTTGGGCATGGTGGTAATGTGGGTAATACTGAAAAAGTGATGTATTACGAGGTGTCTACATACGAGGAAATGGTTTGGTTGTGTAGGTCGACCCAATACTCTAACGAGGAGAAGGAACAGATTGTAGAAGAAGTTTTAAATAATTTAGATATGGAAAATCCGCGAGAAATAAAACACGTTACCACAGCTGATAAGGTGGAGGAGAAGCAGAAGCGATTGCTAGAATTATTCGCCGTCGAGAACCTAACGGCTTATGAAGCTACCGAGAAAATGAATTGTAATTGTCCGGTGGTGGTGATTACGGGACTGATTAGGTTATTGGTTAAAAAGAAGAAGTTAGTTGTTGTGGAAGGGGAGTTTAGGTGAGGTAGATAAGTTGTATCCAGTATTTAAATTAAAGGTGTAATTATGGAAGTAAAGACGGAGCTACAAAAGTATTTGGAAGAAAGAAATATTAAATACTTTATGTTTGAAGGAAGGGTTAGCGTTAGTGTTGGCAACCTGAGTGCTGAGCAGATGGAGGAGGTTTTTGAGATAATAGAGAAAAATAAAAACGATTAATTATGAGTACACATTTTACAAATGAGCCTGCATTGATGAGTGAGGTTAAAGAGTATTGCGAAGAGAATAACATTGATTATTCTAATACACCTATGGTTCCTGAATCAATATCTATCGATGTTAATCAGTTAACACAGGAACATAGAAATGCAATAAGTAATATTTTTGATAAGTATTTCCAAATAAAACAGTAATATGAGCTACGACAAACCAAAAGTAACAATCGACCTAGATCAGTATCTGGAGTTGAAGAAAGAATTTGAAAGAAAAAAGGAAGAGCTGGATTACGACCATGCTTATTCACTGCTTTTCCACTCAATTAGACACGCAGGGGCAAGAAGAATATCTGAAGAGTCAGCAATAAAAGAGTTTAATGATCATTCTGGATTTACTGTTTCGATGGAAAAAAATCACGCAGCAGGTTCACTTCACTTTAAAATGAAAAGAAGGTAGTATGCTAGAAATTTTAGAAGATGCCCTGAGACCCGCTGGATGCGAGATATCAGTCAAAGCAAACCACTTGATGTGCAGTATTAGCGTGACTAAAGATTCTATCGAGCTGTATGAGATCACATCGTATAATGTGCCGCATGAGTTTCCGGATAAGAAGGATATTCAGACATTGATAGATGAGACGGCAATGACCGTTCTGACAGAGATGACGGGCAAAGGTATTCAATCAATCAGTTTAAATTAATTCGTTACCGCAAAGCGAATCAAAACCATAAGCGGTATTAGTCTCTGAATAAAAGGGAACGCGGCCCACTGCAGGTTAAGTGGTAATTTTAAAACCTATTTTATGACACAGTTAATCGACTTTAGAAAAGATGAAATCAGTAAGGTGCCAGCAACCTACACAAACACTATTGAGCAGAAGCTAGAAAACTACGAACCTCTTCACAACTTTGTGCTCACTGAGACGCCGTTCGTTCCAGACAGTAATGGAAAAGGATTGTACCTAGACCCGAAGTACAGACAAGATTTAGCTAACGGAAATAAGATGGATGAATCTATCGCGCTAAAAGTAATTAAGGTTGGTCCTGAAGTAGTGAATGTAAAGCCAGGTGATTACGTCCTAACCAAAGGAACTCCATCTGTTATATCCCTAGATGGAAGAATGTACACTCAATACTTGGAGAGCTGGCTAGTCGGCATATTCATGAGTGAGCCGCGAGAACTAAAAAAATCACCTTCACTTATTAACAACCCTGCATAATGTTTTACACAATCTACTCAAACTCAGTAGTTCAATGGTCAAAGACTATGGATTACAAATCATCAATAAACGGCATAACTGTTGGCGCAATCGTTGGCGTTGTTGATGTTGAAAAGAATCAAATGCTAAGAGGAAGAAAATCTGAAAAAGGAATCGACATCGCTTGGGTTTTAATCACACAAATGACTGAAGTAACTCAGGAAGAGATAGATAAGTTGAACACGCCTTTAGAGCCAACAGAGTAAATAAATGTTCAAAGATGTAACAAATATTTGCTTTTTGTGTAAACGTGTATTATATTCGTTTATGCAAGAGCCAGAAGGCAAAACTAAAAAGGTAGTCCGCAAAGACCCTCCTCTTGCGAAAAACAGGTAAAGAAATATGGGGCTTCGGCCCCTTTTCTATTTAACATAATGTATATGCCAGAATTTCAATTACTCAAAATATTGGTCGCGAATAAAGAAGGCGCACTAGAAGTTTTAGAAGAAGAGCTCGTTGATGATAAAATCGGAATCGAGTTTAGATTCCAAGGGAAGAAGTCAGGAATCGGCCTCACAGAAGCTAAGTGGCACATCATATTCATAGCCGGAACAGATAAAGAAGTGGCGGTGATGATCACCACGGAGAAGTTAAAGAAGTTGGCTAGGAAATTTTACGACCTAGGAGACATCTCTGAATGCGGAGAAAATAATTGGTACACGAAGGTTTGGATACCTTTCAAGGAATTAGTATTTTTATCAAACTATAAATAATCAGTAATTTATGTCACGCAACAAACTTGCCGGAAAGAGCACAGGTAAAAGCGCATCAGCAAAATATTTTGCGTCTAACCCAGAAGCTAGAGAAAAAAAGAAAGCATACGACACTAAGTTCTCGAATAAGCCAGAACAGGTTAAAAAGCGTATGGAAGCAAACAGATACAACGCGAAGCACGGAAAAAAAGGTGATGGTCTTGACGCCTCACACAAGAACGGAAAAGTAGTGAAGCTTGAAAAAGCATCTACAAATAGAGCTAGAAATGGAAACAACTCTACAGCTCCAAAGAAGAAAAAAACCAAGTAACATTTATATTATGACAAGTATTGCAAGAAAAATTAAACGTATCGAAAACAAGAGAGAAGTAAAGAGAATCGACAGCTTAAAAAGACAACAACACATGTTAGGCCAACAAGAGTTCGCCGAAGAGTTGAAGGTTGCTATGTCTAGCTGGAAAACAAGAGTAAAATTTTTCTACAGTAAGATTCCAACAAAAAAAGGAAAGAGAGTGTTCTGGATGATGTCCCCACTTTTAGCTGTGTTTATTTTAGTGTACGGATTGATTTCGGTTTTAAAACTGGACATCGCGTGGGAGTGGAGTAGACAATTATATCATTCTGTTGTAGGAAGATGATATTTAAAGTTGTCGCTGGCAAACCAGTCAGGGAGACGAATAACAACATAGATGCCGTCCCCGAATTTTTAGGTGTCGATGATGACGCGCTAAAATATGTATTCTTAATGTGGGATTATGACTCCCCATACTCAAGACTATCTTTTGACATAAGAAAGCCTAATGTTCTTGTTGCTATCGGTCTGCATACTGATAAGCAGATTATAGATTTCTTCACGTCAAACGCTGTAGATATTTCTAAGGCCATGGAGGCATTTGAAAAGATGCAGTATTCTGTTGACCATGACACGATCATCGCGATGAAGAATCAGATTGAGCAGTGGAATAAAATAATGAAAAAAGAGAAGCAGTCCGACTCAGAACTTAATCTTGTTCAGAAGATATTCGGAAAGATTCCTGAATACATGCAGCACATCAAGAACTTAGAAGAGATTGTAGGGTATAGAGATAAAGGTTCTGACGACATCAACAAGATTGAGAAGACGGCGCTGGAGCAGTACATGGATGGTAAACGAAAATCTAAAGGCTAATGAGTTTACAGGTAAAGGACTGGAAGTACAAGTACTACGAGCTACCCAAGATAAACGAGGAGGCTGATATAGCTGCTTATGTTGCTGTAGCTAAAAAATATTTTCCAAGACGCAAAAAAGCACCAAAAAGAGTAGAGATTCCTGAGTTCGATAATCCCGTAGCTCAAAGAAACTGGGAACATGAAGAAATCAGAAGATGTATTGAAGGACATGACGGTATGCCTGGCAAGTATTACTTCTACTACAACTACTGCTGGATAAAGAATATCTCTGGAGGTTTTATACAACCTCAATTCAGGATGGCGGATGCTACATGGTTTCATTTAATCGAATCATGTGAGCCGCAAAACTACAATAGAGGTAAAGGCGTTATATGTGTGAAAAGACGTCGAGCTGGTTTCACATGGAAAGAAGCGTGCGACGGCGTGCATGATGGATTATTCAAGGAAGGCGCAAACATAGGTATGACTTCTAAATCGGAAGACAATGCTAAGGAATTGTTCGGCATGTGTCACGTTATTTATGAAAGGCTTCCTAAATTCTTGAAGCACCCCATATCCAGTAAAACAAAGGAATCCATTTCGTTCAGCAGAAAAAGCACAGACGAACTAGGCACCTCTCAAATGGAGGGGAACAACTCACTTCTATTTTGCCGCCCTCCCACTGACTCTTGCTTTGAAGGGGGAATGTTAAACAAGATGATTATTGATGAGGTCGGTAAGATAGATAACGCTCTAACTATATGGGCCATGTCTCGAGATTGTTTAATGGAGGAGATGGAGAGAGTCGGCGTTCCGTTATTATTCGGAACGGCTGGTGAGCAGGAAGGAAACGGGAAAGCACAGAGAGAGTTTTGGTACAAGAATGAGAGTTATGGTCTGCTTCGATTTTTCTTTCCAGGATGGGCAGGAATGAAAGTTGATGAGAATGGGAATGATAATATAGAGGTAGTTGTTAGATGGATTCTTGACACCAGAAAAGAGAAACTTGAAAGTGGAGCTGTCGATTATTGGGATTTCGTGCAGCAGTATCCATTGTACTCAGAGGAAGCATTCTTAACTAAAGGAGCTGCAGGTATTGGTAACTCAAGAAAAATCCAGGAGCAAATAAACTTTCTAGAGAAGAACCCTCCAAGAAGAGATATTGGTAGATTCAGATGGGGAAGAGAAGGCGAAGGACCAGTTGTGTTTATCCCAAATTCAGAATACGGCGGTATAGGTAAATGTATTGTTTATGAACATCCAAGCGTAACCAATCTACATAGCGCCGGATGCGACCCCGCTGATCATGATTACGTAGCCAAAGGCTCATCCGATTTATCGATGTACATAATGAAAAGAGCTAAAGGCAGTACACCCCCAAGAATTGTTTTCTCATATACGGACAGACCAGAAAAAGTAAACGACTACTACGAACAATCATTAATGGCCCTTATTTATTACGGCCACACGAAAATTCTTATTGAGAACAATAGGAACGGGATGATTAAGTATTACGAGAGCGCCGGCCAATTAGGATTGCTAAAACTAGAGCCTACACCAAAGAACACATTGGTTCGTCACGAGTCTCCAAGGATAGGGGTTAGAAAAACAGTCCAATCCACAAAAGTAATGGAGGGCGCCATTAATCACTATACCGATGATTACTGCGACCAAATACCTGACATTGATTTACTTAGAGAATTTCAAGTGTACGGAACAGAGAATACGGATAGAGCTGTGGCTTTTGGATGGACTCTTGTGTCCATGGAGGATGAAACCGACACACTAGAATCTATACAAACGGCGAAACAAGCCCTACCTTCTTTCCGTTACAGGGTAGTCAACGGAAGAACTGTTCGAGTAAAAATATAGTTGTTTTTATATTTTTAATTCGTAGATTTGTTTTGTTTAGTAAAAATTTGTAACATCGACGTTGCATAGGTAAAACAATAAGAATGGGAAGATTCAGTTCTCCTTTCCCAGATACAGAAGTATCAGAAAAGGAAAAAAACGAACAATGGCATAAGGATTTCTTATTAGGAATAATAGGCAAGGCTATCGACGGCAGATATGACGTCGCTTACACTTGTATGCAGCAATCGTATGATTATTACGATGGAACACAAGGCACCGACGCTTATGACTTCCTGCAAACATCCGAATCTGGAGACACGCTTCCTGCGGTATGGATTAATTACAATAAAATTAGAGTTAAAGTAGATACATTGCTCGGCGAGTTATCCGCAAAAGGATTTGACATTAGAGTTTCTTCTATAGATAAAGAATCTAAATCAGCCAAGCTTGATAAGAAATACGAGATGTTGGGCAAAATGAATATCCGTCAAGACTTGGAAGAGTTGGAGCAGATTTCAGGAATGCCTACAGCCGGGACAAAAAACTTACCTGAAACAGAAGACGAACTTGAAGATTATTTAACTCATGATTGGAAAGATGTCTCAGAGAGAGTAATGACTGCCGCCCTCAAATACTTGATTAAGAAATACAAGTGGCAAGGAGTAAGGTTATCCCTATTTAGGGATTTATTGATTTCCGGGAGATGTTTCACTAAAACATCTATAATCGATGGTCTTCCTACTTATAAAAAAATTGATCCAAGATACATGGTTATCGACACGTCTGCTACGGATGACTTCCTTTCAGACGCTACTTACTTCGGACACATCGAGTATATGCCGCTTTCAGAAGCTGTTCAAGCATTTAGATTGACTAAGGATGAGATAGAAGACATCAAAACGAATGGCGACGCGTTTGGAAATAATCTTGGGCTGCTAGGCATATCTCAGAAAATTGGAGACTCATCATTAAGTTTCGTAACAGGAACCGGTAATGATTTAAAGGTCATGGTGTTTTCTGGAGAGTTCCAGGACCACAAGAAAATGAAGAGAAGAAAGTCTGTAGACAAATATGGCACAGAGCATTTCAAGAAAGTTAAAGATACCGCTAAAGGTGACGACATAGTTCAAAAAGAGGTTAAGATTTGGAGAAAAGGAACTCTTATTGCTGGAAAAGTAATGAGAGACTGGGGAGTAAGAGAAAATATGCCGTGTAGCGTAGATGACATGTATGAAACAAAATCATCTTACAATGCGCTTTGTCACAACTTCGTTAATGCTAGAACAATAAGTAAGGTTCAATTAATGGAAGGTCTTCAGGACTCTAAGAATATGGCTCTCTATAACATGCAATTAGCATTGAATAGAGCTGGAGCTAAAGGCTTTACTTATGACATCTCGATGTTGCCAGATGGATGGAATATTGAAGATGCATTATACTACCTGAAAACTGCAGGTATCGCCATTGTGAACTCTAAACAAAATGGAATACATATTCCTGGTCAGCCTTTTAGTGAGTTTGATTTAACTGTAAGTCAAACATTGAGTCAGTATATTGCCGTCTCACAGATGTTTGATAGAGAGATGGAAGAGATCACCGGTATAAACGGAGCTAGACAAGGTGTTATCGAGAGCGCGAATCAAGCTGTAGGTGTTACTCAAGCAGCAATCGCCTCTTCCCAATTATCCACAGAGACACTACACGAGTCGTTCAGAGAGTTTTCTCAAAACGTAATGAATGATTTAGCTGGCCTAGTTAAAATATCGTGGACCGATAAAGAAGTGTATGCTCCTATTATTGGAGATGTAGGAATCGACTTCATTAATGCGGATATAGATTTATCTCTTCACGACTACGGCACTTTTATAGAGATGACACCTCCTCTATTTAATGATAAGCAGCAGTTCACGAATATGATAAATAACGCACTCAACGCTCAGAAAATAGAGATTGAAGACGCGCTTGACTTGATCAGGGAGAATGACCCGGACCTTGGAATTAGAAGATTAAAGAGAGCAATCAAGAAAAGAGAAAGAGATAGACAGCAAGCCGAGCAACAAATGCAGCAGCAACAAATGATGATGCAGCAACAAGCACAGCAAGCCGCCGCACAACAACAAATGCAGTCTAAACAAATAGACGAACAATTGAAAGGTCAAAGACTAAATCAACAGTCTCAGTTAAATAGTCAAAACAAAATGACTCTTCAGCAGCAAAAGCACCAGCAGGAATTAGAGAAGCTAGCAATGCAAGAAAGAATAAGTATCACAAACTCTTAATTAATAATATATGGCAAAGGAATTTGAAAAAATGAGTAAACCAGAGTTGAAAGCGTACGCCGACAAAAAAGGCATTGATATTTCAACCGCTAAACTTAAAGAAGAAATCATCAACATCTTAAAGGAAGATGAAGTAAATAAAGGAATTGAAAAGGCTGCAAAAAAAGCTAAATCTCAATCAGTTTTAGGTGTTGACGTTCAGGAGCCAGGAAATGTAGAATCGATAAAAGAAGCTATTGATGTGTCAGTAGAGGCGGCGCAAAGCGATGTGATTGTTAAGAAGGATGCAACAACTACCGTGGCTCATGTTAAGTCAAACACTGAGACAGACATGTCTATCGTAGATGCTTTTCAAGCTCGTCTAAAAGAAAAAAGAGCAGGAAAATAATTTTTTTTAAAAAAAAATAGGTAACAATTGAAAATTTATTAATTTTAACACGTAAACGTCATGCAAGACAATACACAAGCAACTCAAAACAAGCAATCAGAAAATCCGGTAATTGACAGTTTAATGCAGCAAAGAGCTGTTGAGCATCCTGTAAATCAGGAAGTTGAATCTCAGAGCGCAGAAAATATAAATACCGATGACCAAGATGAAAGTTCTTTAGAATTAAACAGTGGGACCGAAGAGTCAACAAATGAATCAGAGAGTAGCAATGCTGCCGATTCAGGTCAAGCCGATGAACAGTCAAGTGCTGAAGGTGAAGACCCTGACAAAAAACCCTGGTGGGAGGATGAAAGCCCTTCTACGGAAGTTGTTGAAGATTTAGGACAAGTCAACTATGAAACCTTGAGTAAGTCTCTTGGAATAGAAGGCAAAGACCTAAATGAAATCAAATCTTCTATAGAAAAGCTTAAATCTGAGAGAGATGAGGCTCACGCTTCTCTTTCGAAAATCAGTGAAAAAAGTCCTTACGCAAACGAGGAGATTCAGAAAGCTAATGAATTGGCTCAGAGCGGAGGGGACTGGAAGACGTTCTTACAGATTAGTGAAACGAACTATGATTTGATTGACGATCAAACTCTTTTAGTAGAACTAGAATTAAAGCCGGCATTCAATGGCGACGCTGAGGAAGTGCAAAAGTACTTAGAATCAGTTAACCCTTCGGATATCAAGCTTAAAGGTTCCAAGATTAGAGCAGAGCTAAAAGCCCAACAGCAAGCGGAAAAACAGCGATTGTTCGCCGAAGCCGCTGCTAAAAAGCAAAAGCTTGACAACTCTATTAAGGAATCTCTAGATAAGACAGACTCACTTTACGGAGTGAAGCTGACTCCTTCTAAAAGAAAAGATATGTTCAATGACATCACAAGTCAAAATTTCCTTAATAGTATTTTCTTCGACAAAGATGGCAACGTAAATCCTAAAGGTATGGTGGAGGCCGCTTTCTTGATTAAGAACATTAAGGAGATTATGAATGTTAACATGACAAAGTTCAAGAATCAAGGAGTGAAGGAAGTCCTTAACGAGAGAACCAACACGAAGTTGAGAACGAATGGAAACATGGCTAATCCAAAAATTGAAGAAAAAGGTTCGCCACTTGACGGGCTAATGGCAAACCTAAAACAAAATGGCCCTCAATAAAAACTGTTTAATTTAAAATTCAAAAATCATGGCATTTGGTAATCCAAGTACAAGCTCAGTAAGCCAAGCGGCTGTTGCAGCTAAACAAGGAAATGTAACCGTAGCTAGAGAAGCTGACAATTACATTTTCGCATCTGGTATTTTATCACCAGAACATTCAGACTTTTTATCTTATCAATTTCCTCAGTATTTAGCTACGGCTATTCTTGAGCGTATTGGTAGATACGAAGCGGTAGGACAAGACGTTTTTTCTTGGTCAGAAATGGCTAGAACACGTAAAGGAGCAACTGCATCTGCAGTATCTGCAACCGGTTCTGCTACAATTACAGTAACCACTGACATCGCTGTTGTCTCTGGTTCTGATGGTTACTACATCGTAGGCGACCAAGTATTAACTGAGACTGGAGTTTTAGCTCGCGTATCTGCAGTTGGTGCTTCAGGGGGTTTCCAAACAATCACTTTGACTAAAGCTGATGGTACAAACTGGGGTGTTGGTAACATCACTGCTGCCGAAAAAATCGGTCATATCGCGAACTCTTTTGGTGAGTATTCTGATGCTCCTAAAGGTCGTTTGTATTTACCAAATGAAAGATATAATGTTATTCAAACATTACGTAGAAGTATTTATATTTCTGGTAAAGCTTTGACTAACAAAACATACTTCAAAGATAAGTCTTGGGCTTACGAGCAAGAAATGATTGAATTAGATGAGTTCTCTAAAGATAGAGAGAACGCGATTGTATTCGGTCAATTATCTGCTGTAGGTACAGACGCGCAGACTTGTGAAGGTATCATCACTACTGCTGCTGGCGGCGTGACCACTACTTACACTGGTGCCGTGACTGAGCAAGATATTAAAGATCATATCACTGCATTGAAAATCTCTTCTGGAGCTACTGAGTATGTTGTATTCTGTGGTGCTGAGTTCTTGTCTGACGCTCACACAGCGTTACAACCTTACGCATTAAGTGGCGGCATTACTTACGGTTCTTTCGGAAGCGCTAACATGGTTGGTATCTCATTAGCTGGTTACAAATTTATGGACACTACAGTAATGTTTGTTCACTACCCAACTTTTGATGACGGTCAAACATTGCCTCATACTTCAACTGCTACAGCTACTAAGAAAAATTACAGCAATTTCTCTGCGTGGTTCAACATGGGTGGTGAAAGAGGTAAAAAATACATTTCTTTGAAATACAAAGAATTGGATAAAATGCAAAGAAAATTCATTTTGAAAACTGAAGACGGAATGATGGGAGACGGTGCTAAAGTTGCTAATGGTAAAGACGGAAAAACAACTCACTTGTTAAGCGACATTTCTGTTGAAATGAGAGGTAAAAACAAACATGGTTTGTTATACGCAATAGGCTAGAATTTAAAAGGGGAGAGGCTCGAAATCTCTCCCCTTTTCTTTATTAATAATCAAGTAACATAAATCAAAATCACATGGCACAAGTAAATTTAAAGAAAGAAGCAAAGTTTGTTCTTCATGCACCAAGGGATGCAATGTTCCAATTTAGAGCTATCTACAATGACGCTAAAGGCGAGGTAAGAAAGCTATTAGTCTCAAAACAAGGAGACAAAGAAATTTATGTCACTTTTAAGTGGCCAGCAGGAAAAAGAACTATTTCTTTCCCTGCTAACAAAAAAGATATTTTAGGGACGTCGTATGTTGATTTCTTGATAAATCATCCGATGTGCACCGGAAGCCCTGCTTGCGACGCTGATCAGGGAGCGTTCTTTGAATTTGACCCTAAGAGAGATGCTGGTATCGCGCTTGACGAAAAGAAAGAGCGATTAAAGGCTGAGAATATGGCTATGGATTTGAAAGGAGAAGCCTTAAAAAATATGGCTGCGTACATTGGGTGTTTTGATGAGGACTCAGAAGTACAAATGAATGCCGTGTCTGATTACGCAAGAACAGCTCCTAAAGACTTCTTAAAAGCAGCCGAATCTCCAGACATGTCGTATGTTGGATTATTCAATATTGCCTTTAACGAGGGAGTTATCTTGAAGAAAGGTTTCTTATACACTTTCGAAAACGAGACCATAGGAAATACAGAAGCAAAAGCTATTGAAAGCCTTGGAAGAAAAGAAGGTTTAGCTGCTGCAGTAAAAGAGAAGTTAAAAAACAAAAAATAGATTAAAATGGCAAACACAACGAAACAACCATTTATGGACCCGGCTGTAAATCCCTTAGCTGGGACGAAGGCAATGGACGGTAAGAATGTTAGAGCGGTATTAGTAGTAAATCCTGATGGAGACCCAGTTAGTTTTGGGGCTGCTGGAATTGGCTCTACATCGGTTGTTAGTTCTGTAGCTAGCTCAATGGCAGTACAAACTCTTGCCGCCTCAAATACAGCAAGAATTGCAGCGAAAATATTCAACGCTAGTACAGCTGACTTGTACGTTAAAGAAGGCTCTGGAGCAACTTTATCTGATTACAGCTATAAGTTGCTTCCAGGCGACCTTTTGATTGTTAAGGATTACAATGGAATTTTAACTGGTCTTTGGAGCGCTGTCAATGGAGCTGCTAAAGTAACTATAACTACTGCTTAATTATGAGCGAGACTATTATTATCAGAAATGACCTTCACAGGTCAGAGCTAGGTGTAGCTAATGGTGTAGCTTCTTTAGATGGTAGCGGGAAGATTCCTGGCTCACAGATAGATTCGAGCACTATAATTAATGACAGCGGCTCAACATCAGCCGATATTTGGTCAGCAAGTAAAACTCAAACACAGATAAACACTGCTGTAGTTGGTTTGTTAGATGACAGAGGTAATTTCACTCCTGCAGGCAGTTATCCTGCTACTGATGGCAGTGGAACAGCAGGCGCAATACTTAAAGGTGATATCTGGCAGATAACTGGACTAGGTGCGGGTGTTTCTGCTTTAGTTGGCACGAGAAGTGTTTCTGATGGCGACTGGATTAGAGCTGTTGTTGATGCTCCTGGTCAAACAGATTCTAACTGGTCCGAAACATCGAGTTCGTCTTCAAACTTAGGAAATTCGAATCTCCCTCAAACTTCAAATGCAAGAACGTACACATTGCCAACAGGAGCTACAGCAAATCAATACCTGGAGTTTGATAACTTCGGAGGTGGCAACTTACTTAAATTGATGGGGGATAACGCTATTGATTTAGGAAGCACTACAAATTTTATTCGTCCTACAATTTATTTAGATTCTGCTTTAACAGACCAATTCTATATTAAGAGAGGTAGTGCTAATTTTGCAACATTCAATCCTCGTGACTCTGTGTTTAGTATTCAAGGTGGAGCGGGAGCAGAATATGCAACTGTGGACGGAAAATACGGGTGGTTTGTTTGTAAAGGGGCAAATGCTGGATTGCAAGTATTAAACGCAGCAGGAAACAATATAATTTTAGCGGATATTCAGTCGGGAACACAAGCTTACATAAGACTTAGAAGTGGTGTAGATAATAAGATAGTATTCTATGCAGGAAATTACAGCTACTTCATAGACCCTGTGACAATAGGAGGTACAACAGCACACGCATCAGCATTATTAGATATTCAAAGCACATCAAAAGGATTAGGTCTTCCTACAATGACAACAGCGCAAAAGAACGCTATAGGTTCTCCAAGAGCAGGTTTGTGTGTTTACGACACTACTTTAGGTGCTATATCTTGTTATAATGGAGCGGCTTGGGCATAATAATTTAAACTAAAATAAAATGGCATTAAAAATAACATCAACAATAGGAATTAAAAAAGGGCTAATTCCATCTTCTACTAACGAAGCTTACATTGTTATTGATAGAACTGAAACCACAAAGGCAGGTGATATTAAAATAATAATAACAGCTTTTAAAAATCAAGCAGAAAGAAATGCGTCTTACACAGATAATCAGTGTGATGTGCAGATTCCTTACGTATATACAATAGTGAGTACAGGAACTCCTCTTGATTATCAAATGAAACTTGAAGATTATTTCACATTGCTATATGCTTTTATAAAAGGAAACTTAGAAGCACTAGGGCTAACTGTTGAAAACGTGATATAATATGTGGTTTGGAATCCATATAATAGCTATACTTGGTATAATACTAATAGGTATTCCTTTATGGATTGCAACTCTATTATTTTACTTTGCATCAATACTTTTATTCTTACTAACCTTTCAACTTAAAAAAGTTGTTAGACAGTACAATAGAATGGAGAGTAGATGTAAGGCATTTTCAATTGCAGGAGACCAGCATGGAGGAGTTATGATAGCTCTATTCGCCGATAAAACTTTAATTAAAAAAGACTCTTCAGAAAAATTTGGAAATCCTAAAGAAACTATCTCCGATAATTTGGGAGATAACAAGAAATTAGGTAAGTTTGAACCATTAGGTAAAGGTATTGCGGACGGGCTTAACAAGATTGATCCGAATCACGTAGAAAAAGCAAGCAACAAAAACAATTAATTATGCAAGGAGAAAGAAAAAAACCAGAAACTGCTGAAGAATGCTTAGATTTTCTAAAGTCAACAGCGTCGCAAGTTACATTAGTTAATGCTAATGTGATGGCAAACTATCAATTTTTACTAGAGATTGAAAGAGCTTTTTCAGTAGTTAAAAAGTCACTTGACGTGAAGAGTAAAAAGTAGTAACAATTAAAAACAACAATAATGAAAATTCAATTAACAGTAATAAAAAAAGACGGCAAAACAGTATCTCCTGGAGTTGTTTATGCTTTCGAATCTTCTGCATTAAATAATATCGTTTCTAGTGGGAGCGGCATTGCTTTTGAAGTCCTTGGAGATGTTCAGGGCGGAAGAGAGGTTTCTAAGTATGAAGCTTCTGAGTCATTCTCTTCGGTTATGGCCACTTTAGGCTCTACTGATACGAATATTAAAAAGTCTGTAGTTTTAGTTTTTGATGCTACTGGAGGAAAAGCAGTTGGTTCTTACGATTTGAAAGATATCAATGGCAATCCTTTCTATCTTCCACAATACTCAACAGTGGTTAGAGCTGAATACAAAGTAAAAACAACTTTCGCTTCAGCAGGAGCTGACGCAGGAACAATTGCTCTTGGAATCCCAACAGATGATGTTGCCGGAATTAAAGCTGCAATTGCAATTTCTAACGGAGCCAATCCTTATGATGCTGCAGGTTTTGTAGCTACTATCCAGGATGGAGCCGTTTCTAACTACAGTGAAGAAACCACAGACGAAAGAGCTATCCAAGCTACCGTAGCTGTTCAGAATCTTACCGCAGGTAAATTGTACTTAGTTGTTGACTACGTTATAATAGGAGCATAGTTATTAACATCAGCAAGTGGACACGTTCCGCTTGCTGATTATTTAATTATTTATGAAAATAGATTTACACACCAAATGGCTTACAGATAAATCTACAGTTAGTGAGGTTTATGTGGATGGCAAAATGTTCGGGTATTCAATGGAAGACGTTGTGAGACCGGCAGGAGAGAAAGTTCACAGCAAGACAGCTATACCAGGCGGAGAGTATCAAGTTAAAATGACCATGAGTAATCGTTTTAAAAAAATGATGCCATTGGTGTATAATCAGCCAGACCTAACTGTAAAAGACTCTAAAGGAGCGTCATGGGCAGGAATCAGAATCCACGCCGGAAACACATCGGAGCACACAGAAGGATGTTTGTTGATGGGCAAAGCTCGCGCCGCAGATATGATAACAAGAAGTAGAGAGGCTTGTAATGAAATGTATAAGTTAATCGAATCCGCAATAGCTAAAGGAGAAAAAGTAACTTTAACTATTCATAGATAATGAGTGAATCTCTAGTAATAAGCATAATCGTAAGTGTAATAGTTATTCCAACGATGGCTATTCTAGGTTTCTTTTTGAAAGCCACACTAAAAAGAATTGAAGATAATTTAACTGATCATGTAAAAAACTTCAATATTCTTAATGAAAAAGTAAACTCTATTAATCTATCCATGGTCGGAATCAATAGTTCCTTGAATAATATAGATAGAGACTTAGAGAGAGCTAACGGAAGAGTGTCTGAAATGAGCAAAATGCTTATGGATAACGCGGCTAAGACAATAGAGTATGGGCATGAGATAAACAATATCAAGGCTCAAATGAAAATGATTGCAAAGGAATTGGAGGAATGTAAAGAATCTAGGTAGTATGAGTATCGCTGAAATGTTTGAGAGCTACGAATTAACGCTATGAAAATAAGGTTACTAATGAAAGGTATTTTTGAAAAACTAGATTCATCTCTAGATAATCATAGCCAAGGCTGGTCGGGAAGAAAGCTATCTGCTGTAACCGCGATGGCTTTTGCTTTTTATATTCATTACCTACTGCGAAAGATGGTAATGACTGGAAAGAATGAAGTAGCTATCTTAGATGCTTTGTTCTGGTTTGATATCGTTGATTTGTTATTCGTGTTGCTATGCTTAGGCATTGTAACTTTTGAGCAGATACTGAAGCTAAAAATGAACAAAGAAGAACCTAGAAAAACGCCGGAAGAAAGTGAAAAAAGAGTTGATTAAATATTTGGTTGTTTCTATCCTAGGAATTATTATCGGTGCTGCAGCTATGGGTTTATCTCATGGCTGCGAGGCCCCGGTAGTAAATTCCGAGTACGACGAAAGAGATTCTATAATTATCAGGGCAGACGAAATGATAGCTAGTCTATTAGAGCAGCTCGAAGAAAAGGATACTGTTTACATAAAGGTCGCAGTAAAAGAAAAGAAGCAAAGAAAAGCTATAGAAAATATTTTGAAAGATGATTTTGCTGTAGCTACTGATTCATCGAAGAAAGTCATGATTGATGAAGCTTTAAAAAATATTAACACGAAGCTATGAGAAAGTTGCTGCTAATACTATTAGTGTTCTTTTCCGCCACACTTCAATCTCAAGTGAGCCAGGATACATGTACTGGTTTTTATCAATCAGTTATTCATGGAGATTCAACCAATAGAATCCCTTGCAAAATAATGGTGTTAATGAACCCAGAGACATACGCCGATTATTATCACAGCAAGAAAAAATTAAACGAGCTGAGAAAAGAGTTTCCAAAATACAAATCTTTAATAGACTCACTCATGATAGTAAATGAGCAACAAAGAGTTATTACAGACAGCGTTATTGCGTTATATAAATCAAATAACGAAATAATTACTCAAATGAATGTTGAGTGTAAGGAGAAAAATATTAAATTAGCGCAGCAGGTTAAACGCTACAAGAGTTCAGCTATTGTAGGTGTTAGTTTGAGCGTTTTGTTATTCATACTTTTATTGTAGTTATGGCAGTGATTCAAACCTTAATATCTCCGATTGTAGAGTCAGCAGACGAGTTTGCGATCATTGACGGAACAGATTATGTTACCGAAGGTGTAGCGGTGTCTTCTAAATTCATGTTCCATGATTACGGAACAGGTCTTCCAACAGCTAACACTTCTTATGATTTTTCATCTATAATAGTTGATGGAAATGAATTATTGACCGGAGGCAGTTTCATTATAGAAACTGATGGGGCTAGCAATATTATTAATCCAGAGATTCAGTACAGAGCTTTAGTTGACATACTTGACGTAGCGAACCCTTTATTTAGAGCTAGGCTTGTGATGCCTGCTAACACGAGTTATAGATTTTGGTACATAGAAATCTATACTTTTGACGTAGCAGTTTCAGGCGCAACTGTCTCTGTAGCTGCCCCGACCACAACTCCTGGCAGCGGAACAATAACTCCTCTTTTAGACACTCCTGTAAATGGATTGATTCCAACAGCAAGAAACTTGACTCTTATCGGTCCAGACGGAGAGGTTGTAGATTTAGGTGCCGTCGCACAAGTAGACAACATAGCATTAACTCAAGCATCTTATGTGATAGGTGAAACATGGACTGTATCTTTTTGCGGCGATGATGTTACATTCGTTAATGATGAGACTAAACCGAATTGTGTGGCGGAAGGAATTGCCAACGCGATAAACTCAGTTACAGATGTTAATAGTAAATTCTATAAGTATGTGTCTGCCGAAGTGTCAGGTAATAGCGTGGTTCTAACCTCTAAAGAATCTGGAGTTCCTATTCAGATATCAGTTGCTTACACAGGCGGAGCGTTGTTTACATTATCAACAACAGTTAACAATATTTCCTCTATGGGTATTCCTGATGGGATCAACCCTGACTTTATAGAATACAAGCCAACTGCCAAAGGTGGTAAATATACTGCCATTTTGACAGTAGTTGATGCTTGCGACTACAATACGAACGAAAGGATATTTTATTCTTGGGTTTATGATATAGCTAGTTTTGAATGCTGTTTTTTGAAAACAGTGCAAGATTGTGGATGCGGCAAATCAGAGTCTAGAAATAGCTCTTGCTTTATCCGTAGCATCATTAGAGCAATTGACAAGATGAAGACAAGAGGATTCGACGATTCAGATATTCAAAAAGTAGTAAACATGGGATGGTCTATTTGCGGGCCATGCGGATGCGGATGTAAATAATGGTGACTCAATCTCAAATAGAAGCAGGAGTATTTGTAGCTGAAAACTACATTATCAGAAATGTGCTGGCAGCCGCCGTGCAAGATGGTATGGGTAATTGGGATCAAGCTGAATGTTTTTTATGGAGAGCTGTTGAGTACGATAATCAGATTGGAATATTAGAAAGTACATGTGAGGATCCGGACATTAACGAGAACATGGCGGCTATATGTACTGGTCTTACAGGGATAGGTGAGTGGCAGATTGAAGTCAGCCCTGCAGGATGCGCAGTAATGAGTGTAGCCGTAGGTCAGGGACCACCTCCGTATGGAGAATTTAAACAAGGAGAATTTGTAGTTAACAATGTCACTAAAGTGATAAATTAATAATTGATATATGGCAGACTTAGGTAGTAAATCGGCGCTAAAAATAAGTATAGATAATAAGGTATTTACGAATACTAATTACGAGGTTTCGGCTGAAGATATTCGTAGTTCGTTTGAAGATACTATAGACACATTAAAACTAGGAATAGTTGCGATGGCGTCTTACGCTGACTTAAAAACATTGGTAACAAATAGCAGGCTTGAACCTGGAATGTGGTATTCGTTTCCTTACGAAACAAAACACGTTATTCCGGAAACAACCATCTTAAATACCGCTTCTACGGGGTACTCTCCGATTACAGAAACATTGATGATTCAAGCTAAAACAACCAGCACGTTCTTTCATCAAGCTAAATCACTTAATTATCCTTCAGACGATATACTTTATGATTTCACTCTTGATTCAGCGCAATCACCTAATGATCGTCCTGGTTACATTTATTACAGACACAACAAGGTTAGTGATATAGAGGCGTGGTTCGATGTTAGAAATAGAGTTGTCGTTAGGTACCCTCTTGATTTATCAGGGATAGCTTATGTTAGCGGAGCTGTGAGTAGAGGGAATACAGTTAAAGACACTGTTGCCGGACTACTTAAAATAAGCCTAAAGTCTGGTACTTCAGATATAAATGATTTCAGAAAGCTTGAGGATATTAATATTATTGATAGCACTCTTTACTCTAAAAACGATACGGTAGATTTCTCTTCTACATCAATACCTGTAAGTTCTTCTGGAGCTTCTTATTCTCAATCGATAGTCAATTCAACTAATGTTCATTTGGCTATTGGATGTGATAATATTTTGATAAACGGATGCACTAGCGTAGTAGCTAACAGAAACACTGTTTCTCAAGCAACTATAGTAAACTCTTCAAACGTAGAGATGGGTTCATCTAATGCTCAGATTGTTATTAGTGGATGTAGCATGGTGGACTTAGGAGATAATAATAGCGACGTGTATTTATTCTCTTCAAACAGAGTAAAACTAGGAAGCAATGTTACTACATCGCTAATCGTATCTTCAAATGATACCGCGGTGGGAGGCGGGACTATAGGGGTGTTCATTAAGTCGTCAAACGGAAATTCGATTGGCTCTAATTGCACATCCTTAATGATGAATAGAACTTCTAGTAACAACATCATATCTCAAAACTGCTCTGGAATAACTTTAGGAAATTCAGTGAGCAACGTGTTCGACCCAGGATGCTCAGATATACAGATTTTCTCTGGAGGAGAGAACAAGTTCGGCGCAGGGTGTGACACTATAAATTTATTGGGAGAGTTAGATTCAGCTTTTACTGGAGGCGGCTACTATTCTCCTTATTCAGAGATGCTTAGAAATAGTTTTGGAGTAGGATGCTCAAACATTACATTTGACACTTTAGGTGGAAGAGGCAATCAGTTTGGTGACGAGTGCAGAAACTTATTGTTCACTTCAGCAGGATTAGGTTATAGAGTAATTGGATGTTCTTTCGCTAGAGGTATTCAAAATAAAACATTTGAAGATATTGTTCATGGATGCTCATTCATTGTGCCATGCCAAGTAACAGCTACAATTACATCTGCGAAGTGGTACGCGCAGGCAATATGGCTTAATGCTGATGACACTGTTGGAACTGTAAAAGAGAGAACATGGCAGGAAAACAACGTAAGCTCTGCAGGGAACTTAATGATCGGATACCAGCAAACAGGCACTACTTTCTTCGGCTCTACAGCTAAAAACTCTGACGGAACAACAGCTTCAGGATTTAGAGTGCAGAGCAATATGCCGACAGGACACGCATTTATTTGGACTACTGATGGATATCCATTATCTTCAACTTTAACGGCAGGATTAACTAAGGCTGGGGACCCAACAACTTCTTTGAACAGATAGTATGATTCAGAAATATTTTGATAAAGTCTTCTTAATAAACCTCTCTACAGCAAAAGATAGGTTAGCTTATGCTACCAATAATTGCGGCAGGGAGGGTGTTGAGTTTGAGTTAATCGAAGCTATTCCCGGTTCAAGTCCTGAAGTGAAGTTTAATGGTAACGAAAAAGAAGGATGGAATAGGAATGCTGCCGCTCTCGCATTAACAACTCTGAATATAATCAAGAAGGCCAAGGAAAATAAATGGAAAAGTGTTTTTATTATGGAGGATGACGTAAATTTTATTCCTCATAATTTTAATAAGATTTTTGAGTCGGCAATAACTGGCCTGCCTAACGAATGGGATTTTTTTCACCTAAACACGTTCCATGAGTATGAGCCTAAATGGGTTTCAACATGTTTGATCAAGTTGGGTGGAGCATGGTGTTGTCAGGCTTACGGAATAAATGAGCGAGTTTATGACAGGTATATTAAAGAATTATCTAAGTTTGATAAACCGATAGATCAAATAACCATGGAGCTTCATAAGGAGCTGGGAGCGTCATACGCCACAAAGCCTAGTGTTGTTGTTCATGTTGAGAGAAATTGGTCTACATTAAGAGAAAAAATTGTTGAATATTAAGATATGGCAAATAAAAAAAGCAGAGGATATTTCTTCGAAAAAACCTCAACAACAAACGCTTCTGGAGGCTTAATTCCTGGAACAAGATTCCTTGCTACCGACATCCCTACAGAGGAGACGTTTAGACGTCTTGTGGATTCAGTGTCTTTTATTTTAGATAAAGAAGACAGAGCTAAAGAAGCCGAACAGGGATTAGTGAAGATTGTTAGCGACTCAAACGCTAAGACGAATGTTTCTCCTAATGACGGATTTGTTTACGCAGCCCAAGTTCATCAATTGCCGGTTTTATCGGAGTTGATTCAAGATATTGCCGACCTCACTCAAAAAGTTCTTGTATCCGCAACAGCCAAGGGTTCGGATGCCAAAAAGAATGATTATGAAGTGGGGTTGAGCAACGACTTTATCACATGGTTGTCAGGAAAAGTAACAGGATTCGCCGCTTCTATTGGAAGCCTGGCTTCTGCTGTCTCATCTATTAACACTACTATATCTTCGATATTAACTACTATTTCTACAATACAGTCAGATATATTAGCGATACAAGCAGATTTAACCGCGTTAGACGGAAGAGTCACTTCTGCGGAGGCCGACATTCTTGATCATGAATCAAGAATAACAACAGCCGAAGCCGATATTGTTTCTCTGCAGGCAGCTATTGTATCTCCTCCTGATAATAGATTTTTAGGGGAAATGATTAACAGAGCTGCAAATGTAGCTCCATCAGCTAGTTGGTTGCTATGCGACGGGTCCGCTATTTCAAGAACTACATACGCTACGCTATTTGCTTTAATCGGTACGTCTTACGGAGTAGGTAACGGTTCGACTACATTTAATATACCTGATTTTAGAGGTAAAACAACTAGAGGGTATCATTCGGGTAACGCTACTTTCGATGCTTTTGTGTCTGGTGGAGCTGATTCGGTTACGCTAGTTGAAAATAATATTCCTGAACATACTCACACATTCGAAGCAGCGGCTCAAGATACAGGAATTAATTCAGTTCATACCGGAGGAACTGACGCTGGATACGTACAAGGCGGAAATAGTGGGTCAACTTTGATAGAAGACATTACAGTTGATGTAACTGGAACTACTGATGTTAACGTGACAACCGAATCTGCAGTAGACATTAAAAACCCATACTTGGTTGTATTTACATTCATTAAAGCTATTTAATGGTACCAATAGTAGACATACATAAGTTATTCGATTTAGTAATCGACAAGACAGCCTCTCCTTACTTTGAGTCTGACGAGAAGGATAAATTCATAAACATGGGGATAAGAGCCTATGTTCAGGAATTTTTCAATCCTATCCAGAATCACGCTCATGTAGCCGAAAAGAGAGACGTTGATGTTGAATTAATTTCAGAACTAATTGAGCCGGCAAATGTTGATACTAATGCTGCTGGGGAAGCATTGCATACAAGTATCAACGCCGCTCTACCTGTTGGCAGAAAGTTCATGTACATATTGAACATCGCGAAGGCTGGAACTAATGACTGCAAGGATGTTTATAAGATGTCAAGATTCTGCAGACATAATGAGTTTTTTGCGTGGCAGAGAAATGAATTTAAGAAGCCAACGGAAGAATATCCTGTTCATAGGTTTTTTAATGGGAGAGTTAAGTTCGACCCTGAAGGGGTTTCAAAAGCTACATTCACAGTAGTAATGGAGCCGCTAACAGTGACCCTTGATGATCCGAATAGCACGGGCGTTCCAGGGGCAAATGCAGTTGATTGCGAACTTTCTATAAAATCATTGAACAGAATTGTTTTACTTTCGTTAATTTCGGCTGGTATTAGTATCAGAGATGCTGAGTTCTACCAAATGATTAATAACGAAAAACCAAGTAATGAATAGTTTTACAATTGAATTTGAAGGCACATGGCCATCAGTAAATGATTTAAGAAATAAACAATGGAGAGATTTGAATGGCTTAAAAAACTCCATTAAGAAAAAATATACCGTTCTTGTTTTACAGCAAAAGCCGCAGAAAATGAATAAATTTCATGTGGATGTAAAATATAACAGTAGGCTGGACCCGGACAATGTTACATTGAAGTACTTCATTGATTCATTAAAAGGTTTGGTTGTAGTTGACGATAATAAAAAGTATTTCAGAGGATTTTCAATAACTCCAGACGAAAGCTTGAAACACAATACTTACATTGTAACTGTGACTGAGGTATGATAAAGGGTCAATTAATATCGGACATAGAGTTGAAGCTATCGAAACTAGCTATATCTGACGACTTTCAAGGCGACAGAAGACAGATAGGTTTTTGGCTTGATACCGGTAGAATAGCAATGATGCGCGAGGAAATTAAACGCGAAGGCTCTAGCGCTATAACGTCATTCGTATCTTCTTACGATTGCATTCCAATTTCTAAGATTAAAAAAGATTGTCCTGGTGGATGCGATGAATACGACTACAAGGTTGTTATGCCTGTGTCAGTAGCTTCTCTTCCTGATGATATCGGTGTTTATAGAGTTGAGACTCAATCTGGAGTTACGATCAGAAGAATGAAAGTTTCTGACATCTCTAGATTTAAACATTTGAGATTTGGAGGAGTGAGTAAGAAGAATTTGTGCTACCATAGAATAGGGAAAGAATTAATATTGGAGGGCGGCACGAGTAACTTCAAGGATAATGGGAAAGTTAATTTGTATTTAATACCTTTGGATACAAGTGATTTAAGTGATTCAGATGAGTTCCCAATCGCGGGCCATTTGATTGCCGACCTCATCTCAATGGTTGTAGAAATAGGAAGAAAAGCTATGACTGGCCAAGAAGACCAAATAAATGACGGAAACCAAAATCAATAGGTATGCCTAGATTAATGACATTAGACGAACTTGTTTCTGCAGCGTTTCTAAGATTAGACTTAGAGGACACTAGAGACGAGAATGTATTTAGAGAATGGGCGTGGGACGCTGCAAGAGAGATTGGCCCAACTAGACTTGATAAAAAAACAACATGCATTGAAATGTGTGAGCTCGGGTTTGAATTTCCTTGTGATTACATTTCTGCTTTAGATATGAACTTACTTGATGCCAATGGGGGAGTATATAGCTATAGATACGGTGAGGCGGGATTCATGGAGTCAGAAGTAAATAATAGTGGTCCAACTGGACAAAGCTCAAGATTAAATGGAGGATTCAATCGCTTGGTTCTCACAGAAGCAAAACAAAGGTTTGTAGTTAGCAGTAATGCTGCAGATATCGGAATCACTTCAGCTCAACTAACGTATTACGCCGCTCCAGTTAATGAAGAGGGTGAAATGCTTATTGAAGAGTCAATGCAAGAAGCTATGATTTGCTTCATAGAGTACATGTACATCAAAAGAGAAAGAAATAAGGATAGAAATAAAATCCCTATGTCTGAGGTTGATTACTACGGCACCCAATGGAGAAATAAAAGAATGGAAGTTAGAGGTGCTAGAAAAGTGCCTGATCCACTAGCAATGGATACTATTGCTCGCAGATGGGTTACTCGGACACCGGATTTCCAAAATAAAAGAAGACACACTAGATAATGGAAAAGGTAACGGAAAACACATTTTCTAAAGGGAGAAACTCTGATGTTGACCCTAGAAAAAAATCTGCGGAAACATACTCTTCCGTTAAGAATATGTCACTCACCGCTAATGGTGATTTTTTTGCTTTAAAAAACATTAAAGGGAACAAAGAAATAAAGGAATTAATCGCTTCTATTGGTGCCACATCATACAATATTCTAGGGGCTTTTGAATGTAGAGGTACATTTTCATCATACGGCTCGCCTGAGATAAATCCAGCTATAACTATATTTTCAAAAGTAGCTCCAAATGTTGACCGTATTCAGGTTTACGATATTAAAAGAGCTACTCTGCACAATGTATTTACTGGGGACTTGAATTTCCCTATTGACGGAACTATTGACGGGTTTTTATTCGGAGAAAAGAATGTAAATAAAATTTACTGGGACGATCATGTAAACACTCTCAGAGAGATTGATGTTACAGATGCCACTATACCGAACGTGAGATTTCTTACAGTTAGGCCGTATGCTCCTGTTGACCCTATAACATTTGTTCAGGTTCAGGAAGGTTCGGGTCAAAACGCTTCGGGAACATATCAAATAGCCTATCAGTATTTCAATACCGTAACTAAAAAATACACTACGGCCAGCTTATTCACTAATCCAATACCGATTTACCCATCAAACATTAATGATGTCGTAAGTTTGGATGAGATATACGGAGGTGTTCCAAACGAAGTAACTTCTAAGTCAATAGTTGTAAGTGTGGCGGCAACACCTGCTAATACGCAAAACTTTGATTCTATAAGACTGATTGTAATTAAAAATATCAACGGACAAAAATCTGTTGAGACTACAGCTTATGTCACCACGCCGAGTATAGAGTGGTTCAATAACCCATCTAATATTGTTTATGACGGCTCTGGCATAGAGGAGTTGATTTCGTTGTCAGATGTAACGGTTGAGGACGCTCCTATTAAAAATGCGAAAACATTGGTTGTGAAAGACAATGTGTTGTTTAGAGGGAACATAACATACGATGACTTAACTGTTAACCAGGCGGTGTTTGATGATGCGGAAACCGTCACTAAGCAGATTGGCTTGTCGAGCGACATATATTTGCCGACCTCATCTAATACAAATAACCCAAGCTTCATAAATAAACCATCTGGAGCAGCAGGAGGCAAGACTTTTACTGATGTTTACGGGAACACTGTGAATACAGAAATAATGCGTATTTACGACAAAACAGAATACGAATTTAATCCACTGGAAAGCAACTATATAGAGCCACTTACATTTGTTTCTGGACTTTCTATTATTGATGGAAATATATTTGATGACGATGCAAAACTCACTATTCCATCAGGCATTGTTCCTGGGAATGAATTTCACTTTAAAATAAATTACGATAAAGAAGCGTTACAAGATTTTGCTCTTTCAACAGATACTGGCGTTAGATCTCATTACTACCTCTCTTCTTTACTGGGGTTTGGGTTTACCCTTCCTTCATGGCTTTCTGCTATTGAGTCTCTTTTAGGAGGCGGCAGCTCTAGTTATACCAATCTTTTTGCCGACTATTCATACATAGTTCAAGCGGGAGATACTCCTACTACGGTAGCATCTAAGATAGCTACTCAACTAAATGCTTTTGGCGACACTTCAATTATGGAGGTTATTGCTAGTGGAAGTATGTTACAATTTAGATGCAGAATACCTAGAACGCCAGGGACAGTTGTTTCTGATAGATACGGAATAGTTGATATCGAATTTTGGGCAGCTAAAGGAGCTAACACTTCTGTGGTGAATAATACTACAGCAATAACTGATTGGCAGACAAATCCTTCCACCTCAACAGCGGGAGGATATAAAAACCCATTAAATTGTGTTAATGCTAGGTCTTACTGGAGAGAAGAAGTGTACAGATATGGACTAACATATATGAACGAATTTGGTAATTGGTCTAGACCAGTACCATTTGACTTCTCCACTAAAAAAGCTATGGATGTAGTCGGTGCTGCTATTCCTGTCTCATTAATAACTCCATACACCTCGTCAACACCGAACAGAATGGGGTTAGTGGCAATAAAGCCATCTACCACAACTACAATACAAGCGGGAGATTTAGTTCTACTTAATCCAGGAGGATATAAGTTGGTGATGGGAGTTCTTGCAGACGGCTCTTTATTGGTCGAGATTTTACCAGGCGAAACAATAACTGCTGCTACAATAAACGCTACGAGAGGCGGCAAGTATTCTTTTGCTGACTCTGGGACGGATTGGAAGTTTCCATCTAGAAGTAATAAGCAATTCCCAATGATGACTAATATCGATTCATTGGGTAATCTTGATGAGAATGGGTTTATAAATCCAATCGGCCTTAAAATAACAGGGATAAGAAATCATCCAGCTTGGGCAAAAGCATTTGCTATTGTTCGAGTTAAGAGATTAAAAAACATATTATGGCAATCACCCCACATCACAGCTATAGCTGCTATGCCTTCTACTTTAGAGGTAGGTTTCACAGATGGATGTGATACGCCGACAGATGGAGGTGATCCTACTGGCGCTTTTGGGCCAAAAGTATTCACTAAAGGTGTAGCTAAAAATTTAGAGAGAGCCAATGCTGTAACCGTGGCTACTGAAGATTTAGCTGCAAGAAAAAATCAGACTATTTCGAGAGGGAATATACCGCCAATTGCTATTTGCGTGCCTCCAGACTACATGTATCAAAATCAAGGCGTAAACTTTGGAGACGGACTGTTCCCTTCTGGGGCTAAATTAAAAATGGTTGACGCTGTGACACTGTTCAGAACGTCAGAATTTGACGTAGACGGTTCGGGCGCAGATAACGGTGACAATGCCGGGGACCAGCTTGGATTAGCTATGAGAGCTGACACCGCTGGGTGCTACTACTATAAAGACATTGGAGGAGTTTTATCCTTTAATTCTTACCCGTTTGCAGACAATATTGGCCAATTCAAGACTGGAGGAAGTGAGATTTGTTTAGATTATGGCCAGATGGCTAATAGAGGAACTCAATACACCTTTCCTACTCAGCCACTTCCGGATAACTTCTCATTAAAGAGAATCATTAAATATGGATTACAGCCTGTATCTTTTCAAAACTGCGGAAACGAAGTTTTGCATCAGAAATCAGTAGCAATCTTAATGAAGTCTTCTTTTGGAGATTTAACATACTACAGTAAAAACAGCACTATACCTGTTTCAAATTCTATAGCTCTTCCTTCTTTTGATTTTGCTGGAGACACAATATTCTATCCTGCTCCATTGTCTCAAAAATATAATGCAGGGCAAAGCGCATTCATTATTTCCGGCTCACCTGATAATGTGAATGTAATCACGAATATCTTAGATGGTTCAATAGGCTCTGTTCCAATTGTGAATATGGTAAGAGGAATAGAAGATGATAGATACGGGAAGCTTACTGACTCACATCAATATATATTTACCGGCGTTTATGAAGTATTGAGTGGCTCTTCAGACGTAAAAACCGTTGAGGTGTTTGGAGGAGATTGCTTTATTGCAAAACATAACGTAAAGGTATCTGACACAACATTGGATAGATTTTCTCCAAAAAGAGTTTTAGCATTAGCTGATCATCAAGAAATATTATCTTTATACCTTGAATCCAATGTGAATTGCGAGCTTCAAGCTAGCCAATTCATTTATCCGGTTCAAAGAAAAGTGGCTTTAGGTCCGTTCGCTACAGACTATTTGTATCCGTATCATTTTAGCTATTCATTAGAAAATGAACCTAAGATTTGGTTGTCTAAGTCAATTACTGAATCGAACAGAACTGTATTTCCAGCGAGAATAATCTATAGCGACCAAAAGGTGTTTCAGTCAGATGTAGAAGGATTTGATAGATTTAGAGCTTTAGCATTCCATGACTTGCCTGAAGAGTACGGAGGAATAACCAAGCTAATCAAGCTTGCCAGCGACAACGTGTTTTCTATTCAAGAGTCAGGAGTATGTGTGTTGCCAATCAATAAAAATGTAATTGAGGACGGGACTGGTAACGAGATGGTTATTAACTCTACTACGTTAATAAATAAAGAGCAGTACATTTTAAATGAGAACGGCTCTCAGCACATTCGTTCGGTGAAGGCATCTGATTCTAACATCTTTTTTATGGATGCTAGAAAAATGGAGGTGTTCAAGATTGGTGGAGATGACGCTGGTAAAATATCTGAAAACGGCATGTATTCATCTTTCCTTGCCGATCTCACGTCTATTTCTGGGATACCTGACAAGAACGTGGTGGCTGGATATGACTTGAATAATAACGAGTACTGGATTGGAGTGAACGGATACAATGATATTAATTATATTGTTGACGTAAACAATCCAGGCGGACCAACAATACCTGTGTTAATACCGAGAAGAACATTCATTCATGTGTTCAGCGATAAAATAAATGCGTGGACAAATGAAATTTCTGTTGATGCTTCAACTAAAATTAATTACTTTGTGTTTGCTAATAGCTTACCCTATATTGTAGGTCAAAAAGCTGCTGGTAATATCGTTCTTGAAGAAGTTTGCACTGGAACTGTGAGCGGCCAGATATTAGGCGAGGTGAATGCTTCGGAGGTAATTATCTCTATAAACCCAGACACTCCTTTAGGTAAGGTTTTGGATGTTCTTAGAATAGACTCCAATGAAAGACTAGACACTCTAGTTGTTCAAGCATTTAAAGAGAGTGGCGTGGCTACACAAACCGCGACAATGAGCTTGGATATTAAGCCAAGAATGGACGGATATGAATTGCCGATAATCAAAGATGCTAACAAGCAAAGATTAAGAGGTAAGTATTTTATTGCTAAATTTATCATGAATAACGGAGATGCAAGAGAGATTAAGATTTCAGGAATACTTTCGAAATACAGATTAGAATCTAGAATTTTTAAATAATGGCTACAACAAATCCATACTACACAAACCCATACGCAATACAAAGCGTGAGCGGGTACCAACCTTCTAAGCAAGGAATAACCTATGATAGTGGTGGTCAGAAAATAGGAATGACTACAGCTCAAGAAGCTAAGGATTTTAATGATAAGAATCCTTCTGTATTAAGTGGCGCTCCGTCTAACCCATCGAATATTGGAGGTATTGTTTCTGTAGGAATGGATGTGGCTAACCTAGGGATAGACATGTATCAACAAGGCGCGGCTATAGGCAACGCTAATATTGGAGAGATGACCCAGCAAGATTCCTATAATCCATATTTCAAGCCGATGTCATTCCAGAAGCAAGCTACGCCGGAGCAATTTTCAAAAGAAGCTTCAGCTAACAGGACTATGGGGTACGTTGGAAAAGGAGCTGGAGCGGGAGCTAAGATAGGAACTCTTATTGCTCCTGGAATTGGTACCGCTATTGGTGCTGGAGCTGGCGCATTAATTGGTGCTGGAGTTGGACTCGTTCAAGGAAGTGCGGCGGCAAAGAAGCGAGATGAATTTGAAGCCGCTCAAAAGAATAGATACAAGAATTACATCGGCGCGCAGAATACGTATTACGATAATTTCGACAAGCAAAACATGGTTTCAGCCCAAAACAGAAATTTAGGTATGCGAGGACAAAATTATATTCCTGCGTATAACTCTTCTATTTATGGATTCGTTTAATTAATTTTACCAGATATGGGATTAACAGCAAAAGAATACGCTACTCTTCATGATAAGATAGCTAGCGGAAAGGCATCGGCTGATGAAGTAAAACAAGTTCAGCAATATTTAGTAGATAAAGGATTTAACGTAAAAATTGATGGTGACGCTGGTCCGAAGACCATGGCTGCCATGGATAAGTATGTTAAAACAAATTACACTGCAGATTCAGAGGCTGAAGGCTCTTCTGCGGAAACTGCTGGAGACGTTAATAGTGAGATGGCAAACGAAGGCGATGAGTATTCATTATCTTCAGATAAATTGGACGCTTTAGGACAATCTGCTGTAAACAAATTAAAATCAAGCTCAGAATATAATGCCGCCTCACAAAAGGAGGCAGAAGCTATCGATAAATTCAAAAGAGGAAAGGAATACGCTAGGCAGGACGTAGCGAACATAACTCAAGCAGGAGTTGATGCTATTAAATTAACTCAAGCGATCAATCAAATCAAGCAAGGACAAAAAGCTGCTGCTGAATTGAAAGGCAACAGACCTCAAATGCCGCAAGCTCTGCCGTCTCAACCATTACAAAAAGCAGCTCAAGATGCAGAAGCTGCTGCTCAGTATGGAATGGGAGATAGAACTAAAGGTTATGTGGCTTCTAGGGATTTGTCTGCATACGCGAACGCTTTAGCTGCGGCTAGAACTGCTGGGGCTGGGCAAGCTAATTTAGTTGGTTCTGCTGCTCAAGGATTATACGGAGAGACATTGAATAGAAACTTGGCTGCAGGTGCTCAGGATGAGGCGGCAAGATTAGGCAAAGCTCAGTTTTCCGCAGAGTTAGCTAATGCTCAAGCTAGCGAACAATCAATGAATCAAGCTAGACAACTACAATACGGATACGCTCCTAAACTAGAAGAATGGCAAATAGCGAACGCTGAAGCCAGAGGGTTGACTCAGGCTGGAAACAGAAATATGAGTAATATTTTAAGTATGGCTCCTTATAGAGCTGCTAATTTAGCTTATCAATATTACAACTCTCCAGTTCAAAGAGGTAATGCTCCAGTTCCAGGTTCTCCTCAGTGGGAACAACAACAAGCGGAACAAGCTAAATTCAACCAGCAAAAAGCTATAGAGAATTTAGCTAGAAGACAAGCTACTGAAAACCTAATTAAAGGCAAGCTTAATTCAGCCGGAAGCTGGATTCAAGATCAAGGACAAAATGTAAAAAGTTGGTATGATTATAACTTAGGTAAAAACAGTTACCTTAAAAACTACCAAGACGCACCTGTTGGCCCAGCTCCTCAAGATAATTACTACGGAATACCTCAAAACTATTTAGGATAATGAAGACACAAGAGCAAATTGATAGAGATCTGTATATAAGACAGCAGAACGCTGACGCTCTTGCTCAAAAGCAAGCGATGAACCAAGCTGCTTATGAGCAACAAAATAGTTTTATCGACCCATTAAACAGAGTGACACCATCTAGTGAGGCGCCAGGATTCGGGCAATCTTTCGGCACCGGTGCTGGCGGAAATGCCTACATCATGGGAATGGATTACGGAATTAATGCTGGAGCTCCAGATGTTTCTGGAAGACAGCAATATCCTGGAATGCAGCAAATTGAAGCTCCAGAATTTGAGCCGATAAAAGAACTTGAGAATATTGATGGTCTTACTAAAAAGTATTATGAAAATGCGGGCCTATTGAGTGAAATCTCAAAGACTGCCGCTCGCGCAGGATTCAACATCAAGGACCCGGACCCAATGAACCCAGACGAGAGAAACATGGCTAATCTCTACAATGAGCTTTTAGGCAAAACTAAAATGCTTGGAAATAAGCTAAACGAAGGGTATAGAATCAGAGAGGATATGTCTAAGAATCCTGAGAAGTACAGAGCTACTGGAATGGGAGCTGGAATCGAAAGACCTACTAATTATCAAGATGTACTCACTACTAA